TTATAAGTATTTCTCTCTGCTTTAGACAATGAATTGTATATGGCATTGTTACCAGACAAAGATGAAACCTTTGCCCATAACTCCGATAACTGCCCAAACTGATCCAACTTGTACAACCAAACATCTGAGTCATTAACGTTTGTTGCGTCAAGGCTTTTGACATAATTTGTGATTGATGAATCAACAGTAAATTCTTGGTTTGCCATTACCCCTTGTTTGAACAGGAAGAAGAAACCTGTGTTGTTGCTACTGTCTCCGGATCCATCTGCCCTATAAGTGTATGTAAGTCCTGATCCAGGCACTGGTGTTGATTCGTATATACTATCAGACTCGTTTATCGTACTTGGCACTATCTCGAATGCTCTGGTTGTTCCTCCCACTGATTTCTGGAATTTGAATATTGGTAGATCCAACTGGTTTGAACTTAATGTGTATACTTCTGTATCTATTCCACCTATCTTTCCCGACTCCCTTGGATTCCCGAACAGTTGTCCTGTTTGGTTAGCGGCGTTCAGTATTGATGTAAAATGTTCTCTATAATTTGAATTTGCTGAGTCATTCCAGATGATGTTTGTATTTGCTAAATTGGTTCCTGTGCTATCCTGCACATCCTGTGTCGTAGATATACTATCTATCTTCAACATTCCTGTTGCAGGCTGATTTCTCTTTGCATTGTAGTTGATCAATCTTGCTAATCTTAGAACAGAATTCCTTCTTTCCGCAGTCTCTAAAAAATTTTCTCTAGCATTCAAGTCTACCCTGAATGACAACGCTTGTGATATGTAGGCAATCAAATCTATAAGTGCCACGTACTCAGAACTCTCAACAAAATCGTTGAAATCATCAGGATAGTTCTCACGTAGATATGCTATCATGGTTCTTCTTAGAGTCTCAAAGTCGTAACTTTTAAAATCCGCCTGTTGGAAGGCCTGGTAGATCTTTCTCCAATCTTCCGCTACAAGTAATCTGTTCTGTCTATCTGTTGTGGCCATTGTAATTACAATGGTATTTATATGTTAGGAAATGTGCGTATATTAAGATAGGCGTAACAACGAATTTTCATCGAAGTTGAATTTCAATTTTTCTGTGATGTTCAGTGGCACATAGGTTATAGTGGCCTGAATTGCTATGCCCTTGTCCGCTTCCGTTACCAGTATTTCCTCAGTGGCGATGCGTGGATCAGCGTTCAAATTAGCGGTAATGTCTTCAATTATGGCATCCTTGAGTGCCTCTGTGAACGGTTCGAATATAGCATCGTATATCATAGTGCCAAATTCAGGGTTTTCAACCCTCTCGCCCTTACGCACTGATAACCTGTTAATTAGATCTTGCTTTGCCACCTCGAAGTCATAGAGTTTGAAGTTCTGCTTGTCAGCACGTGAACTGAACCCTTTAAAGGTAACTGACTTGTTTGATAGATCTCCTGATCCTGAATTTCCGTACGCCATTAATGTAATCTCCTAAATTCTACGTCTACCTTGCTGTAATCCACAGCGTAGTAACCGGTGTCTGTCATGTGCCTCGCCCATGGAACTTCCTGTGCCATGACTCCTAGGTACCTACCAGGCAACTGCTTGTATTTAAACGAATAAATGTTGATGCCGGCAGGTGATTTACCAACAAATCTTATATCTTCTTTCAATCTCAAATCACTGAAGAATCCTCCCGAAGAGAAGAATGAGCCTACCTTACCTGCTATGCTACCAATGTTGGTCGCAATGTTGGCCCCCACATTCTGTAAGAAACTCTGTCCCATTATACCGGCCTCCCTGGCGTTGAACAGTCCTGCCTTGCTGGCCAGGCTCCTGACCGATTGCATTCCTATTACCTTGCCTCCAATCACACTTTGATAAGTCTGTGTGATGCTGGATATATTGGACAGCGTGGCAGGTATATTTTTTGTAGAAAGATTTCCTTTAAGTCCTTGGACAGCGTTCAGAGTGTTGTTTGCCAAGTCGAAACCGCCACCTATACCTTCCATAGTTTTGTTTCCCAGTGAGAACAGTTCACCGGCGCTGTTGACGAACACGTTGTCCTTGAACAGTTCCTTGCTTTTGTCTGTAAAGTTATCTATGACTTGTGATGTGAGGTTGTTTGTGAGGTCGTTGACTGTATTGTTGATACTAAAGCCTTTTATTTTTTCAGATATGCTGTCCTTGATGTCGAACGGCAGATTAACTTTTCCGGAGATTCCGTATATCTCGTTGTACTTGAGACCAAAGTCGGTCAACAGTTTTTTGGCCTTGACTGCGTCTGTGCTAGTACCCATCTTCTGTTTGACATATTCCTGTGCGTCCACTTGGTATCGAAAGTCCCTAATATTAGAGTTTTCATCAAACCTTTGCCTGTGATTGAGGAACTCAGGTGTTCCTGGCGTGTTGGCACGTTTACTCCACGCCTTCTTATCATCGCTGTCTACGGGTATAATACCATCACTGGAAAACACACTGGCCCTAAACATAGGTTCGTGTGTGACGAACCTGTGGACTGTGGTTTTAGTTTTTCTGGTGAATTGTTCTAGTGGTTTGATTCCTTTCTGTGCGAGTTCAACGTCTCCCTCTTCTCTTTCCGTCATAGTGGCCGCATCAGTGTCCAACCATTTTGGTCCCCATGTGTCACTAGCACCAGTGGAGTTGAAATGCACCTGTGCTCCTGCAAGGTGAACTTGTCCTGATGCTCCGTGCAACTGTGTACCTTCTGTAAATGAACTTAGACCATCCCTGGCGTAGTCCCTTATGGATCCTGCCTGTGAACTGTTGAAAATGCCCTTCTCACCTAAATTAAGCATGTAGGTTCCGGCACTCTGTATCAACTCACCTGACGAGCCTATCCTAATCTGTCCGCCGGCGTGCATGTTGATGTTGGAGTCCGAGTGTAGGTTGAAGTCGCCTTCAGTCCTCAAGTTGATTCCTCCCACTCCTGAATACACGTCTATCCTGCCGTTCGTCTGCATCTCTATGTAGGAGTTACCTGAACCGTTGGCTATGTACACAACACCTTCGGTGTCATGCATCAACAACTGGTGTCCAGATGCAGTCCTCAATCTTGTGAGTTGGTTTGTGCCGTCTATCGCGCCATCGTCCATCACGAACGTGTGTCCTGTGCCTCTTGTAACATGGTCTCTGGCTCCTGAATCTTTTGTTCCAACGTTTACTTTCGTTGTGCCTGTATCTTTCCTACCTGGTGTGCTAATGCCAAAAACCTGACTAGGTGTTTCTCTACGTGCTGAACTGGAGGTGTTTCCCCTGACATCATCTGCACTCAACCCTTGTTTCAACAGTGTCTCTGCGAATGGGTGTATGGGTTTGGGCAGTGACTCGTAGTTGCCGTTCTCCAACGCACCTTGCCTGTTCCTGTTAAGTTCTCCCGATGGTACATTTTTTGAACCATACTTGGATTGCTTGTCCTCCTGAAAGCCTGCGTCAGCACCCTCAAAGGTACCATCTAGAGCATCGTTTGTATTGGTGCTTGATGCTATGCCTGGCGTCATGTGATTGGTGAATGGCTCCTGCACACAGCCTATCCAGTAGGCCTGCTCCATTTTACCTTCTGCGAATATCACTAGAACCTTAGTCTCAAGGTCCGGCGGCACCATCCACATTCCGTATGAGTGTTGCGAATCTTCAAAAGATGTGCCTGCTCCTTTGGCATACTTGCCTCCTTTGGCGCCATAAAATGGTGCCAAGTATTCACAGGTTATCAATTGATCTTCTCGTGGATCTGTCGTCTTTGACAGACTAGGTATGTGTACCTTCAATCTACCCATTCTAGCAGGGTCTAAATTCCCTTTGACCGTGCCTAGATATGGTCCAGGATTTCTTCCCGTCCATGATAGATCTTCACCTGGTGCTTTGGATGTTGAAGCGTCTCCTTTAAGATAGTTGTGCAATGACATTAACTAATAAATCCTTTTATTTTGTTTGTTACTTTATTTTTGATCCTGGTCACGTTAGCAGACGCAAGATCAATAAATTTCTTGCCAATACTAGTTAAGTTCTCGTTGAGGTTGACGAAATTTTTACTTGCATAAAATTTAGTAAGTTCGCTTTTCAACACAACAAAAGATTCACCATTTCTATCAATAACAGAAGATGTAGGCACGGGAGTGGAAATTGGCAATCCTTGATTGTTAAATCTGACCAATTGCAAAACATTCGTGAACTTTCCATCCTCAAAATTGTGCTCTACCTGTACGACCCTATACAATCCGCTGAATGCGGCCGACTGAGTCGACTGTAAATCATACACCCCTGTATTGTCGTTGAAATCTGTTGGCATACGGAAATTCAAGTTGATTATCGGTTCGGCCACATCTGTGTTGAAACATTGTAGATCTTCGTTCCATATCCTTCTCCTGTTTGCTCTCCAGTAATCTATGTCTGGATCTTTTCCAATTCCTGTGCCCTGCTCGAAAGTATCTGCATTAAGTGGTATGAATTGGGACTGGCTGATCCATGCAGGATCTCCAAGTATCTCCATCCTTACATTCACCATGTCTGCCATTGGATGGGTAAGTGCGTCTAGGAAATTATCCAACTGTGTTGGTGTGCCGCCCGTCTTACCGGTTCCCCCCGCTTTGGCACTGGCCGGGTGTGACCTTAACAATAAGTCTTGGTCAGTGAAATACTGGGTGGCGTTCTTTACGCCTCCCGTGGATTTGTTTTTTGCATCTGGGATGACGTTGCCTTTTCCGTCTGTGGCTTCGAGGTCTTTCAACCTGCTTTGGAAATACGCTACCTTGTAGGCGATGTCTACATCTAGCACATCAACATTTTCACCGGTGAATATGTAGTTGTACTTCTTGAACACAAAGTTCTTGAAATTCTGTCCTGTGCTCACGCCAGGTATGGCAAGAGAATAGGCATGTACCTTGTATGGTTCGACATAGAAGGTGATGTGTTTCTGATTCATTGCACGTTCCCTGTCAAACTTTCCGGGTATCGGAACCACGCTGGCCCTTATCTTGAAGTAGTCAAAAAAGTAATTCTGCGCCGCTTCTAGCACTTGCTGTGCTCCACCCTTAAACTGTGCCACATTTAATTCTTTTTTCACTTTCTCCGTCCACTCATCGTATTTCTTTTCTGTGTATGCTGGATGGCCCTTCATGATATTTTCAAGTATCTGAGTTATGGCGTTGTTGGTGTTGATCTTCATGTAGTCGGGTGGTACAGAAATCTGGTTGGCTACATAAAATCCTCCATCAGCACCGGTGACACCCTGTGATGCCATGCCTGTTTGGTCTAGGTTAGGCATATCTAGTTCTACGTCTTCTATGCCGTCTGACTGATTGTCAAATGCAATGGTGTATACGTCCGGAAACTCGACCTTCCCTTCTTTTTCTTCGTCCTCATTCTGTTTGTTCAACAGTTTTTCTAAAGCCACAAAAACGTCAGACAACTTCCTACCTACTGGCTGTAGTTGTCCCGCTGTCCTAGGAAAATTCATCCTGTTCACAAAACCGAATTCATTGTAGGGTATTGCTTTTACTGTGTACGCTGTTCCTCCTGCTGAGACGCTCAACTGCATGTCATTTATTTTTATAGGAATCACACGTTTCATGTTTTTTGCATCTTTGGCTGAGGCCACATTGCCTAGTTCATCGAACCCTTGGAACTCAATTGTCAAAAGATAAGGTGCGTCTAGGTGATCTAGGAAGCCATTGTTGATAGCCGCTCCACGTATCCTCTCAATAAGTGTTATGCCGGCTGGTTCAATTATTTGCATCTCTATTGTCGACACCGAAGTGAGCCTTCTCTTGTCGTTCAGTCCAGGCACGCTGACCAGGTTGACTGATTTTATGTACATGTCTCTGTTTCTTTGTAAAGTGTCTCTACTTCTTTCAATGCCGCCCTTAATACGGGGACTTTCATCAATTATTTTTTTGTCTCCGGGAGTGAGTGGATTCCTGGTAAGATTTTCATCTGGCCCAATTCCACTACTACGTAAAATAATGTCATGTGGTTTGCTTTCCAATAGTGTGGTTGTGTTTACTAAATCTGATCTAGACAATCCACTCAATGTAAACAGTGAGTTGTACGAAGCAAACTGATGTAGGAGGTTTGGGGCATTTATAGTAGTAATAAATTGCTCATTGGTTTTGTTAAGTGTTGATTTTTCCTCGATCGTTTCTCCAAAATCCGGACCGTTATATTCGTTAGCCATG